CATGGTGTCGAACCTGAAGCAGCTCGCCGTGGCGTACGGCGCGCTCAAGGTCATCGACTACGTCGGCGGCGTGATTGAATCGGCCGCGGCGACCGCGCGACTCTCTCAGGTGACAGGCGTCAGCACGGAGAAGCTGAGCGTCCTCAAGGTCGCCGCCGAAGAGAACGGTGTCGCGTTCGAGGACCTGAACGCCGGGCTCCGGCGATTCGCCACCGCGATGGGCACTCTGCAAACCGGCAAGGGCGGCGCCATTGCGGAGGATCTGAAAGCGATCGGCCTCTCCGCGAAGGATCTCCAGGGGCTGCCGCTCGATCAGCAGCTGCAGAAAGTCGTCAACGCGATGGCGAAGTATGCGGACGGCACGGACAAGATGGCCGTCGCGAACAGGCTGTTTGGTCGGAGTGGCGCCGAGCTGCTGCCGATGTTCAACGCAATCGCGAACGACGGCCTGGCGAAGGTGACGCAGGCCGCGCAGGCAAACGGCGAGATCCTGAGCACCGAGGCAGGCCAGCAAGCACTCGAGTTCAGCGCGGATTTGAAAGAACTCAAGGGCTCACTGCAGGGCCTAACAGTTGCCGTCCTGCAAAGTGGGCTGCTCACGGCGTTGACGCAGCTCGTCAACCTGCTCAAGGGCGCGGTGAACCTGCTGCGCGAGAGCGGCCCGGCCCTGGGCGTGATGATTCCGGCCCTCGGCGGCCTGTATCAGGCCGAGGCGCTCAAGCAACAGGCGCTAGCAGCGCAACAAAAGCTGACGCTTCCGCCGGTCGTCGTCGACGGGCGACCGCAGATCCATCTCGGCGACTCCGCTGGCGCGGCGAAGGAAGGGCAGGAGCAGCTCGCCGCGCTCCAGGCAGCGGCGCAGCAGCGCCTGGCGATCGTTAGGCAAGAAGCAGCCGATGAGTTCGCGGAATTTCAGAGCGCACAACGCCTCGGCGACCAGATCGAAGCAGCGCGCTACGCTCAGGGGCTCGTCAGCCTGGAAGCATATTTCACGCTCCGCCGGAGAGCGATCAAAGACAACTACGACGCCGAGCAGCGCGACAACGCGAAGCAGATCACGGCAATCCAACGGGCGACTGAGGTCCAGGGCACGGCGCTGCGCGCGGAGCCCATCAATCCGCTGCTCTCTGCCGACGCGCAGGCGGCGGAGCGAAGCAAGTTCGACCGCGAGGCGCGCACGCTCGAGGCGACCGCGGCGCGTGAAATCGCCGCGATCCGTGCCAAGGGTGCGCAGCAACAAATCCAGGCGCAGACCGAGGTGGTTACGCTCGTCGAAGAAGAGCGCGTCAAACGCCAGGCGATTCTCGATCAAATCACCGCACTGAATGACAAACTCTTAGCGGCCCGCGGCGATACACGCGCGATCGCGCAGGACCAGATCGACAAAGAAGTGCGCGACGCGGCGGTCACGTTAGGCCAAGCTGGCTTGCTCACGCCAGCACGGCTGGCCCAGGACCAGGACCGGCTCGACCAGCTGAAGCGAAGCCTCGAACTCCAAGCTGATTTCGCCGAGGCGCAACGGCAGCAGCAACTCATCGAGCAGCAGCTCGCCACCGAGCGCACGGCAATCCAGGACAAGGTGAAGAACGGGCAGATGAGCGAGCTCGATGGCGAGCGTGCGATTGCGCAGCTCGAGGCGAACCGCGTGCCGGCGCTCCAGGCGATCGCCGAGAAGATGGCCGACATCGCCCAGCAGCTCGGCAACCCCCAGCTCGCGAACGAAGCGCGCGCCCTCTCGGTGAGCATTGGCAGTATGGGCCACCAGACGGATGAAGCGGCGCTTGCGAGCGCGAACCTCGTCAACAACATGGGCCAGGCAGCCAAGTCCGGGCTCATTCAGTATCTCGGCTCAGGGATCAATCAGGCGCATGGCTTTTCGCAGGCGCTCTCCGGCGTCGTCAGCCAGATCCAGCAGCTGATCGCGAAAGCACTCGTGCTGCAAGCGCTCAAGATCCTCGGGTTAGGCGGCGGGTTCGCTGCCGTCGGAAGCGGCGCCGCGTCGGCAGTGTCCGGCGGCGTCGGCGCTGGCCTCGCGGCGGGTGCGTTTGCCTCCGGCGGTCCCGTCTCCGGTCCCGGCACGAGCACCTCGGATTCCGTGCTCGCGCGCCTCTCGGCCGGCGAGTACGTGATGTCGGCCAAAAGCGTCGCGCGCCACGGCGCCGCCTTCTTCTCTGCGCTCAATTCGGGCGCTGCGGCGCGGCCCCGGCTCACCCGAGGACTGCCCGCGTTCGCCTCGGGGGGCCTTGTGTTAGGCGGCGCCGGCGGCGGCGTCTCCGGCCACATCGAGCTTTCCGTGCGGCATGATCCCGGTCTCATTCTCGACGTGATGCGCTCGGACCCGGGCCACAAGGTCACGATCGATACGCTCTCGCGAAATCCCACCGCGGCGCGGCAGGTGCTGCGACTCCCCGGTCAACCGTAATCCTCGACTCCCGGTCCCATGTCCACCTCCGCGTTCACCGACCAGGCCAAGCAAGATTTTCTGAACGGCGTGCATCAGCCGGGCGACACGTACATGATCGCGTTGTACGATGCCGCGGCCACGAACGACAAGACGACGACGGCGTACTCGGCAACGCACGAGATCGCGGGGACGGGCTACGCCGCCGGCGGGATCGCGCTCAGCGGATTCACGGTCGGGCTGGTCGGCGATACGGCGTACATCGACTTCACGACGGATCCAAGCTGGCCGAGCGCATCCTTCACCGCGGCGAGCGCGCTCATCTACAACGCGTCGCGCTCGAACAAGGCGCTCGCGGTGATCGATTTCGGCGGCTCGTTCACGGCGACCGGTGGCACCTTCACGGTGCAGCTGCCGGCGCCGGGCGCGAGCGCGATCATCACCATCGCCTAACGGTCGCGACGCGATGCCTGGCGTGACCGTCACTCCCTGGGGCGTCGCCGCAACGAGTGGCGTCGGCAGCCCGACCGCTCGACTCTTTGCGCTCGCAGTCGGCGTGGCCGCGGCGTCGAGCGCGGGCGCGGTCACGGTCAGCGCCGCGAGTGTCACGGTCACGCCGGCCGGCGTCGGTGTCGCGAGCGCGTTGGCCGGCGCCGGCGTGCTGGTGAGGCCGCCGCTCTTTCTCCTCCCGCCGAACGCCGACATCGAGCTCACGCCCGCGTGGAAGACGGACATTCTGGCCGGCGAGGATGGCACCGAGCAGCGGGTCTCCATTCGCGACGCGCCGCTCGAGTCCATGCGCTACCAGGCCGTGCTCGGGACGCAGGCCCAGGTCGGCGCGCTCACGCTCCTCCTCGCGCGCGCGCCGGACGCGCGTGTGCTCATGCCCCGGTGGTTCGATGCGTCGCCACTGACGGCCGACGTCGCGATCGGCGCCACGAGCATTTCCTGCGACACGACGGACCGCGGCTTCACGGTCGGCGGCGCGGTGCTCCTCTGGCGGCGGAGCTCGGGCGACAACGAAGTCCGAACGATAGCAGGCCTCTCTGACAGCGCGATCGACATCACCGGCGACGCGACGACGCGCGCGTGGCCGAGCGCGCGTGACACGCTCGTGCTCCCCGTGGCGCCGGCACTCCTCACGCTGCCATTCGCGCGGACGTACGTCGGCGGCATCGTCGCGGAAGTGACCGTCGAAAGCGAATGGGAGCTCATCGCCCGATCGATCACCGGCCCGGCCGAAAGCGCCGTCGCCGCCGTGAGCATCGTGTTCGATGGCGGTCCCGCCAACAACTTCTATCGGCCCGGCGCCTATTGGATCGCGCACGCCGAGGTGCGCGACGCCGATGACCTCGAGATCCCAGAAGCCGTTGTGACCTGGACGGTGGATGATCCAACGATCTCCACCATCCAGGCCGTGGGATTCTTCGGGCATGTCGCGATCGTGAAGCGCGTCGACGCGAGCTTGGTCACGCACACCGTGATTCACGCGACGAGCGGCGGCGTGACCGCTGACGCGATTGTGGGACCCTGACCATGCAAGGCGTTGCCCCCTTCTCCTATCAGGGCGCCGACGTGCTCTCCTGGCTGCCCGATGGCATCCAAGGCCGCGGCGGCGCGTGGGAAACGCCGCTCGAGCATCTGGATGTGCCCTCAGGCGCGTTCGCGGCGACGGCGCCGGCGCTCCATCCCGTGCACACGACGAAAGCCGTCTACCGGTGCGCGACCCGTGCGCAGCACGCCGCACTCTCGGCGTGGCTCGACACGCGCCTCGGCCGGTTCGTGCCGTTCTGGTGTCCGACCTTTCAGCGCGATCTCGAGATCCTCGACCCCAGCGCGTTAGGCACTTGGATCGTGCGCAGCGTCGGGTACAGCGCCATGTATGCCGCGGACCCGGCGACCACCTACCTCTACGGCGTGCGCGATGCCGCATCGAACGCGGTCGCGGTCAAGGTGACGAGCGCGGTCGATAACGGCGACGGCACCGAGACGATCACCTATAGCACCTCGGCCCTGCTCGTCGCTGGGAGCGGTGGACTCGTGGTCTACGAGCAGACACTGGTGCACGCCGAGGCGGCATGCCTCCTCCGATTCGCGCGGCTCGATGACGACGCCATCCGGCACACCTTCCACACGCGGGAGGTGGTCGACGTGGCCATCGCCATCGCGTCCATCCTCAACGAGCAGCCATGAGCTTCCTCTCGCTCGAGAAGGCGGGCGGCAAGCCCGTTGAGCTCTATGTCTTCCAGTTCGGGACGTCGTTCTGGCGATACACCGACGGCCGCGCCGCGCTGACGGTGAACGGGCTCGCGTACCAGCCCGCGGCGATCTCGCGGAGCGCGCAAGTGGATTCGCAGGAAGCCGCGCAGTCGACCATCACCGTCACGCTCGATCGCCGGCTGCCGGTCGTCGCCGGGATGCTCACCGGGCCGCCCGGCTACCGGCAATCGTCGCTCGCCATTTTCCGTTATCAACCCGGCGCGACGGACAAAGCGCTCATCGGCCGCGGACAGATCTCGAGTGTGCGCTGGCGCGGCACGACGGTCGAGGTCACGCTGCTCCAAGCGCAGAGCCTCCTCCAGCAAGCAGTGCCGCGCCTCACCTATCTCCCGACGTGCAATCACCTGGTCTACGATGCCTACTGCGGCATCGACCCGGCCGGATTCACGTTCAGCGGCACCGTGGCGAGTGTCCTCGCGCGAGGCGCACTCGGTGGCTCGCCCGATGGACCGGCAGTGACCATTACGGTCGCTGGCGCGCCGACGCAATTCGGCACGGCCGGCTATTTCACCGCCGGGTATTTCCGCTTCGACGGCCAACCCACGTTCATCATCGCGCACACGGTGACGAGTGGCGTGGCCCTCCTCGTCGCACTGAGCGCGATTCCGAACGGGGTCGTGCCAGGCACGGCGCTTCCCTGCACCGCCGGCTGCGATCGGACCTATGAGATGTGCCAGACCAAGTTCGACAACCTGGCCAACTTCCTGGGCTTCCCGTGGATGCCGACGAAAGATCCGTTCACGCAGGGCGTGCGCTGAATGCATTTCCTCGTGCTCCTGGCGATCGAGATCGCGATCTCGATCATCGCCTCGCTGCTCTTCCGGCCGAAAACGCCGAAGGCGAATCCGATCACGGCGCCGACGACCGATCCGAGCACGCCCATCCCCGTGCTCTTCGGACGCGCGCTGTTAGGCGGAAACGTGATCGCGTTCTTGGGCTATCGCGCGAGTCCGATCCACCAATACAGCGGGCCGTTCGGCATTACGCAGCAAACGGTCGGGTATCACTACGCGGCCTCGATGATCGTTGCCCTGTGCCTGGGACCGGTCGACGAGCTCGTGGACATCGTTGCCGATACCGGCCAACGGTTCACGACGATCCCGCCGACCTCGCGCCTGATTAGTTCCACCGGCGACTGGGAGACCGGGATTACCGAGACGTCCGCCGCCGTGCCGGCGATCACACAGGCCTCGGGACCGCAGAACATTCCGTTCAACGTCGGCACCGCCTGTGTCCTCGACGCCGACGCCGCCGGCGACATGGATTTCACGCTCGACGCGCCCAATCTCTATGGCGGCGATGCGATCGGCGGCGGTGTGTCGGGGCCAATCCACTTCTTCCCGGGCACGCGCAATCAGCCGGCGTCCTCCTATTGGGCCGCCTTCCCGCTCGCCTCGATCCCCGGCGTGTCGTACACCGTCGATGCGTTAGGCGTCGTCACGGTGCACGTGTTCTTCCTCCGCGACATCGCCTCGATCCGCTGGGCCGTGAGCACCGTCGCGCCGCCCACGGAAGCGGACGTGAGCGGCGGCACGCTCATCACGGCAGCGCCCTGGACGTTTCAGTTCTCCGCGCTCACCGCCGGCCAGACGCTCTTCGTCGGCATCCTCGGATTCACTCAGGGCGGCACGCCGAGCCCGTTAGCGAGCTTCTCGGTGCCGTTCACAGGTTCGCCGGCGAGCGGCCAGCCGCTTGCGACGGAAGCGGCCGGCTCGACGATCACGCCGCCTAACTTCCCGAATCTGTGCTACGTCGTCTACGAAAACACGATCCTGAGCCAGAGCCCGTATCCGCGCCCGCTCAGCTTCGAGCTCCAGCGCACCCCGATGGCCTTTCGAACGGCCTTCCCTGCCAACGTCGAGGGCGATGTCAATCCGGGCTGCATTCTCTACGAGCTCATCACGGATCGCTTCTGGTGCATCGGCCTCGACAACGTCGAGCTCGACCTCGACTCATGGGAGGCGGCTGTCGACGCGCTGGGCAACGTGTCCGGCACCGACCAGATGTTCTTGAGCTACGTGCTCGACCAGACGTCGGCGTCCCAGCAATACATCGATGAGATCCTCCGGACGATTGACGGCGTGTTCTTCACGAACCCGACGACTGGGAAGTTAGGCCTCAAGCTCGTGCGCGGTGATTACAACGTCTCGACGCTGCCGAGCTACGACGAATCGAATCTCCTCGCCTGTGACTACACGCAGGCGCGCGCCCAGGAGACCGTGAACGAAGTCCGCGTCACGTTCAGCGATCGAGGGCGGCTGTACCAGGACAACCAGGTCATGGCGCAGGACCTGGCGAGCGCGATGGCGTTAGGCCGCGTGATCTCGACGACCGTCACGTATAAGGGCGTGACGACTGAGGGGCTTGCGCTCCGGCTCGCGCAACGGGATCTCCGAGCGCTCTCGACGCCGCTTGCCAAGGCGACGCTGACGGTGAACCGCGAGGGATTCGATCTCTACGAAGGCGCGCCGTTCAAGCTCTCCTGGCCGCGCGCCGGCGTGGTGGATCAGGTGATGCGCGTCTCCAAGATCAGCCGGCCGGGCCGGGACGCGAGCGAGCTGACCATCGAATGCATCCAGGACGTCTTCGCGCTTCCGGTCGCAGCTGCGTACGCGATGCAGAATGCGCCGCAGGAGGGGATCGGCTACATCAGCCCGTCGAGCGGTGGCGCACCGACGATCCCGACAGTCACGGCCACGCAGGGCCAGAATGCCACCATC